AGAGCTGAAGGTGTTAAAAGTGGCGTGCCGGACTTATGTTTTGTATGGGAAGGTATGAGTTATTTTTTAGAAGTTAAAAGACCTAAAAATGGTTTGATACCAAAAGGTAGAGTAAGTAAGAATCAAACAGAAATGATGAATAAGCTTACAGATAATGGTGCTGAGTGTGCTGTAGTATATTGTGTAGCAGATGTCATTGAGAAATTTATAGATTGGGGAATAGGTCATTAAACAAAATGCAATAACTAAATCAGCTAAAGGAAAAGCATGTACCTTTCGCTCAGATGTCTGTGACTCAGGTGTTAACAATGAAAACGTAGTCTTTTGTCATGAAAACGTTTCAGGTGTTGGAGTCAAAGCTAAAGATAGCAATGGTAACGACATAGGATTTTACGGTTGTCATGCATGTCATGCGCTATATGACACTTTAGACCATCCATACTACAAACCTTATTTTATTAAAGAGATGGCTCAGTTTGCTATAACTAGAACCAAGAGACAGTTAGTCAGGTCTTTATTAGTTGATGAATATTATTCTGAACAAACTTCTGTTCCTAAAACACCGTATGAATGAATACTTTTAAGGAGGATTTAGAAGACGGACATAATGCAGAAAGAGATGTTTTAAAGTTAATACAAACACAATACCCTAGTGCTGTTATCATTCCGGGTTACTGTAAAGAAATGGATATAATTGTTCCTGAGAATGGCAAAAGTTATGAGGTTAAGAAAGATTTTAAAAGTAAGTACACAGGAAATTTAGTCGTAGAGATTGCAATGTATGGTAAACCTTCTGCGTTAATAACTAGTAAAGCGCAAACATGGGTTTTTGTTACACATACTAAGTATATTTTTATAGCAAGAGATAGAATTAAAGATTGCATCATAGAAAACAACTTACAATTTAAGACGTTTGTTGGCAATGGAGATACTGAGGCAAAAAATGCGTATCTAATTAAAGAGGATTTATTATTACCTTATTCTTACAAAATTTTAAATTATGAATGAGACATTAACTAGAATACTAAAGAGAGACAAACCTAAAGCTGATATAGTAGAGGGCATGACAAGAAGTTTCTTTAAGAATACTAGTGAAGATGAAGCTGTCATAACTATTAAAGCACACAAGATGACCCGGAGCTTACAACAAAATAAATTGTATCACAGTATTGTAGACCAAATAAGAATGGAAACTGGTAACACTAAAGATGCTATAAAGGTACATTGCCAGTCAGAATTCCTTGAGACTAGAATAGAAGAAGTTGCTAAGAAGGAAAGACTGGTGTTAAAATCGACAACAGAACTTAATACAAAAGAGATGTCTATTTTTTTAGATGATGTTATAGCTTGGGTTGAGAATGATTTAGTAATCACACTTAATCTTCCTGATAATTGGAGAGAGTTAGTTGGATAATGACAAAGAAATGCAATTAGACATATTACCTCATAGATATATTGCCTTGCTTGAGTATTGCTCTGAAGTTACAGGTGAATCACATGAAGTTATAAATAATCATGTTGAGCAAATAGTATGGGTAAACCTATTAAATGATGCGGAGAGATTAAATGGCTAAGACTGGACTGTACGATAGAATCCATGCAAAACGCAAAAGAATTAAAGCTGGTAGTGGTGAGAAGATGAAGAAGGCTGGACAAAAAGGTAGACCATCTGCTATGAACTTTAGAGAAGCGGCATTGACTGCAAAGAACAGAGGTATCTAAATGGCTAGACCTACAATCTATACTGAAGAGTTAGAAAATAGAATGCTTGAAGAGATAGCGTCAGGTAGAAGTGTAATCAGTATGTGTAGAGAAGAGAAGTGGACGCCGAATGCAGATACTTGGTACAGATGGATGTATAAGATAGAAGGATTATCCGACAGATACACGCGCGCAAAGAGTATTTCAAGTGAGTTTCATGCTGACCAAATCTTATCTATTGCAGATGAAGCAGACAATCAAAACTTTCAGGTAGCACGATTGCAGATAGATGCTCGTAAATGGGTAGCCTCTAAGTTAGTGCCACAAAAGTATGGAGATAAGACACAGATAGACCACACCAGCTCAGATGAGACTATGAAGCCGCCAACTATTATTCAATTAGTAGCTAAGGTTAATGAGTGAGTTAGCACAGATAGAACTCCCACCTAAATTAGTACCAATCTTTGAGGGTGAGGCAAGAATTAGAGCCAGCTATGGTTCACGAGGTTCAGGTAAGACAAGAAGCTTTGCATTAATGAGTGCAGTCTTTGGTTATCGTTGGGGTAGCTCAGGTATTCAAGGCACAATATTATGTGGTCGTGAGTTTATGAACTCGCTTACTGAATCATCTTTAGAAGAAATTAAAGCGGCTATAAGGTCAGTACCTTGGCTTGAAGATTATTATGAGTTAGGTGACAAATACATTAAAAGTCATGATGGCAACATCACATACACGTTTGCTGGTCTTAGACGTTCATTAGACTCAATCAAATCTAAGTCTCGTATCCTATTAGCTTGGGTAGATGAAGCAGAGAATGTAAGTGGTAGAGCTTGGGATGTCCTACTACCCAGTATTAGAGAAGAGGATAAATCTTTAGGTTTTAGCTCAGAGGTATGGGTAACGTGGAATCCGGAGTCAAAGTATTCTGCAACTCATGAAAGATTTAGAGCTACCTTTCCTAACAATTGTAAGATAGCTCAGTTAAATTACACAGACAATCCTTGGTTTCCAAAAGTATTAGATGACCAACGCTTAGAAGACAGAGAAAAGAGACCTGATATGTATGAGCATATTTGGGAGGGCGGCTTCTTAATATATTCAGAGGGTAGTTATTACAACGCAGAAATGAGAAGAGCTAAAGATGAAGACAGGATTGGTAAAATAAGATATGACAGAGCCAAAGGAGTAGTAACAAGTTGGGATTTAGGTATTGGAGATAGCACGTCAATCGTTTTCTCACAGTTTATTGGTACTGAGGTTCACATTATTGACTACTATGAAGCTTCAGGTGCTGGACTAGAACATTACGCTAAGGTGTTACAAGACAAAGGATACGTTTACGACCAGCATGTATTCCCACATGACGTTAGAGTTAGAGAGCTTGGAACAGGTAAAAGTCGTATCGAAACATTAGAAGGATTAGGTATCAGAGATATAGAGATAGCACCTTCATTATTAATAGATGATGGCATACAAAAAGTAAGAGAGCTGTTAGACAAATGTTTCTTTGATGAGATAAAGTGTGAGAAGCTGATTGATTCTTTGTTAAATTACTCACGCGATTGGGATGACAATGGTAAAACGTGGAGAATGAGACCAAAACACGATTGGAGTTCACATGCGGCAGATTCAATGAGGTATCTTGCTATTGGATACACGCCATACAATGAGTCTTGGGATACACCAATTAGAAGAAACATGAAAGGAATAGTTTAATGTCAATCAAAGGATTAATGCAATTTACAGAACAAGAAATGATGGATACACCTCCGGAAGCTTTAGTTAATGTAACAGACAGTCCAAAAGTCAGAGTCTTTTTAAGTAATCTACCACAAGAGATGTTAGTACGAATTGAACAAATGAGACAACAGGCAGAAGCTACTGGACAGATGGAACAGTTTGACCAAATGATAATGCAACTAATGCAAGAGTCCAATCCTATGCAACAAGGAATTATGTAATGGCTGGATTATTAGATGAAGATGAAAAGAGTTGGGTAGGTCAAGCATTTGATGGACTTCTAAGTAATTTAACAGGAATAGATAATTATCTTAATGAAGGCTTTGATGCAATTGCTAGAGAATTAAAGATAGACCAAGGCGGTGCGGCTTACGCTAAGAATATTGTTGATGGTACAGTACAAGGGTTAAAAAACATTGGTGTTCCTGATTCTGTATTTGAAATAGAGCCAGCAACAACAGAAGCAAATTTTGGTAAATCTTCAGATAGATTTCTTCAAAACATACCAGCTCATGCTCCTAAAGTTGCAAAAGGTTTAATTGACATGATAGCTTCACCAATAGAGACAAGTAATATGTTATTAGATTTTGCAGAAGGCGCAATCAATGCCGCTATTCCTGACGATAGTTTATTGCAAAAAGGGTTAGATTGGACTGATAGTCTTATTGATTATAACAACAAACCAAATCAAGAGATGTTTGTAGAGTCAGCATCAAAGCTTAAAGAGTTAGCTAGTACAGAACAAGGTAGACGTACTATTGTTCAAGAATATCCTATTGATTGGATTTTTGCCGGAAGTGCATTAAGAGCTGGTCTTAACAAAATACCTAACATATCACCTGAATTTAAAGCCAAAGTAAAAGACGACTTTATACAAGGAGTTAATCCTGAAGATATTATTAACAACGTTACTAAATTTATGACACCAAGCGGCAGAGGAATTATGAGTGACATGAAGTCTCAAATTTTTGCTGGAGAGACAGCCGCTATAAGACTTGGTAAGACTGCTGAATTAGACAAAGCAAAACAATTAGCAAGCGAAGGTGTTAGTGCTGAAGAAATATGGAAACAAACTGGATTTGGATTAGCACAAGATGGTAAATGGAGAATGGAGCTTGACGATTCACAATCATCATTAAAGCCTTTAGATGTAGTAATGGATGCAAACCTATCAATAAAAGGTGACGAGCTTCTAGACTATAAAGACTTAATAAAGACATATCCGGAAGTAAGTGACGTAGATGTTTATCCATACAAATTTAATCTAGCACCAAGTACGTTTGGTTATTACGCTGAAAAAGCTGGAGTACCTGAAATAGGTTTAAATCCAGTTAGTCAAAAAACATTAGAAGAATATAGCTTAGACTCAACAGGAAAAGCAATTCTAAAGAAAGGCAAAACATTACACGAAGTACAACATCTTCTTCAAGCTATAGAAGGTAATGCTGGTGGAAGCTCACCGGCTATGGAAGCTGGTAAAGTCTTTATAGAAGAGAATCTCCCTGACATACGTTCGCAAATAACTAATATTCAATTACAAATTGATGCATTAGACCCGTCTAGTTCTCAACGTGTACCGTTATTAAATAAAAAGACAGAGTTAGAGAAAAAACTTGTAACACAAGACCAGTATGTGAAAGATAAAGGTTTTGAAAATTACAAAAATACTTTAGGTGAGTTAGAGGCATTCCAAACTCAAGCTGATGTTGCATTAACAGCAGAACAAAGAGCTAATAGGTTACCAGCATATTTACAAAATAAAGACGCAAGGTTTGCAGATAGTGGATTAGCTTTAGGAACAAATAATAATCTGTTAAATCAGATAGAACCACAATCACTAGTCAAGTCCACAGCATTTAAAAGGCGTAATGATGGAACGTATGTAGGTTTCTCGCCAGCATTAGATACACCACAAAAGTTAAACAAACTAATTAGTCAGTTAGATAAATTAGCAGTAGAAGGTAAAGACGCTAGAATGTGGTATGAAGATTCATCTAATCAGATACTAAACCTTGTACAGGGTGACGTAGTAGAAGCTGAAAAGATTGCACAGATAATAGCTATTACAAGTCAAGGAGCTTCTGTTGAAACAAACACAGGCTTTGCATTTAAAGCTTACTCACAATATAAAGCTGGTCTACCTATTGAAGCTGGAAGATTCCCGGCGGCGCAAAGCAAAAAGATAGAAGCTATACTTAACGGTGGCTCATGGGAAGGTAGAAAAACTAATTCATTCTATCGTAATCTAATGGTAGAGATTGACCCTAGTAAATTAGCTGGCACAGAAACAACACAAGATATGTGGATGGCTAGAGCGTTTGGCTTAGACTCTGAAGTACCGGGTGGCGCTCAGTATGAAATCATGGAAAGGATTACACAGTCAATAGCAAATAAACATGGTTATAAACCACACCAAGCTCAAGCGGCTATTTGGGTAGCTGTTAAAGCTAGGAACGATGCTATGAAAAGCGTTATCAATGCCACAGTTAAAGAAAAAGGCTGGGGTAATAATGCTAATGACATCTTCCCACAGTTTCAAAAGAAGTTTGATAATTATTTCCAAAAGACTGTATACGATGGTGAGTACAACGTAGATGAGTTTTTAAAAGCTTCATATAGTTTTGCAGATGGCATTGAAGATAACCTTGGATACATTAACTTAGAAGCTGTACCGGGAACTACAACTAACTTACTACCGGGCATTGCTACTGCAAGTGCTGAAGATGTAGCCGCTTACACCAAAGATATGTACAGTATATTCCTTGATAAAGATGGTGTAGATTTATTAGCTAAAGAAGTAGGCATTGTATCACCGGGCAATTTCTTAGGTTTTGGTGGTTGGAAAGGCGACACTAATCCTAACGTTCAAGTACGTGGTATTCTTTCAGGAACACAAGCTGGTGGTATTAATAAAGCTGACATAGAATTAGTAGAAACATATGCCGCAATAGTTGGCACAGTATTTAAACAAGATGGTGTCTCATATCGTAGAGCATTTGCTGATAAAACAGTAGGCAAACAAAATGCTGTGGACATTGACATAGGCAGAACATTAACTAAAGATGAGAGTGTAAGACTTTACGATGAATTAACAAAACAGTTTGGAAATGATTTGATTTCTCCTACTTCAAGTGCTAATGGTGCTGAAATAATTAACTACACACAATTTGAAGATATGCCAATTAGTAACGCAGACTTTAAAAAGATGGTAAAACAGGCTATAATAGACGCAGACTTAGGTGATGTTGACATAGGTTACTTTAGGTCAGAAGGTAATTTGTTAATGAATGATTGGAAGGAGAATCCGAATGGCGAGCAATATAAAAACAGAGAAAACATTACCAGCAAATCACAGGCTGTTTACGAACGAATGGTCAATCAATACGGTAAAGACGCAGAAACCATTAACGCAAGATACAAAAAAGACTATGGTTGGTGAAAAAACAAATAAAATAAACAAAGGTTTGCTACAATAGCATTTACTTTGGTTAATTAAACAGGAGTTATGGATGGCAATGACATTTAAAGATATTATAGCTGAGATGATGGGCGGCGCTAGTTTAGGCTTTAGCGATGAAGTCCAAGGTGTTATGGATGGCATCACATCTAAAATAAATGGTGTTAATGCTGGAACACCCAAAGGTGTAATGGATACTGCAAATCCTACTGCTGAAGTTCCTATGACAGCAGACCCAATGATAAATGTTATGCCAACTAGAGATTACGACTTTGAAGTAGATGGTAACACAGAAGGTTATACTTTTACTGGTGATGCAGTACCAAATTTAGAAGCTATACAAAATATGAGAGACATGCAAGGTATTACTGCTGATGGTCTACCTAACACTACTAATCTTGGTTTAGGTAAGAGTATCGGACAAGCGGCAGAAACAAATTTCTTAGAAAATAGTTTTGTAGGCAAGCCTACCATGGGCGGAGGCGCAACACACACAATGCCGGATGGTACTGTAATGCCGGGAGCAACACATAATGCCAATGCTCAATCAGAAATGGGTGGTATGTCAATGGCGGCTGGACAAGGTGGTGTAGACCGCGCAACTTTTAATTCAAACTTTGCAAATTTAACTGACGCACAAAAAGCAAGCGTTGCAGAAATGATGGCTGGTATGACACCAGCTCAAAAAGAAATGTTTGCACGTGGAATGACTACTAGTGGTAAGTTAGGTGGATACGAAGTAGGTGAACAAAATAGGTTAGCATACTAATGGCTTTAACTAATTACACAGGATTAAAAACGTCTATTGCTGACTTTTTAAACAGAGATGACTTAACGTCTGTTATACCTGACTTTGTTGCATTAGCAGAAGCTCAGATTAATAGAGATGTAAGACATTGGAGAATGGAAGCACGCTCTTCAGGACAACAAGACCCGGCAGATGAATACATGCAGATACCAGCAGACTGGGTAGAAACAATTAGATTACATTTAACAGGCACAGGAACTTCAGTAGTTAACCTAGTCTCTAGAGATGCAATGGCAGACAAACGTGCCGC